GGCTGAAGGTGCCGATGCTCAGCGGCACGATGCCGCCCACTTCCTGCTCGAGAACCGCCTTGAATTCGCGGGCGAACTCTTCGCGCTGGGCTTCTTCACCGACCCAGCGGAGCTTGAGCTGCGGCTCGTCGCGGCCGGTGATGACGGACAGGCGCAGGGTGATCTTGGTGACCTGCAGGCCTTCGAACGGCACGGTGGTGAAGATGAACGCCGACGGCAGGGTTTCCTGGCTCTTGGCCTCGATCTCGTCCATGGCCGAACGGCTGGAGGAAAAGTCGCCGACGTTGCTGTCGCGCTGGCTGGTGGCCTTGATGGTCATGCGGCGCACGGCGTTGATGGCCTTCACCATGTTCAGGTCAGTGCTGCCGTCCAGCGCTTTCAGGTTGGGCAGCCAGTCCTCCAGCCATTCGGCGAGCGCCTGCTGGCTGTGCGGTTTGCCGACGACGCTCTGCAGTGCGGCATAGGCGGCGGTGGGCTTGAGGGTGAGGGTGGCGGTGTCATCGCCGTGGCCGGCGTGGTCGGGCTCGCCCAGGTTGAAGATGACGGTGGCGGACATAGCGTCCTGATCGATGAAGCCGCCCGGGCGGGGCTGGTTGGCGTTGTCATGGGCGGCGACGTACTTGGTGAAGTCGCGCAGCGAATGAGTGCGCAGTGTTCCGCGGAAGCGATCGCGCAGGGGCTGGTACTGCTCGAGGCTGCGCAGGCTGACAGCTTCCGGCAGCACCGCCACGGAGGTGCCGCCGTCGATGACGATAGGCTTGGCGGCGGCGATGATGGCCTGGGACTCGATGTGCTGAATGGCTTCTTTGCTCAGTGGCATGGTGTTGCTTCCTTGTGTGGTAAGTGGGTTTTGCTGGGTCAGACTTCGCGCGCTTTAACCGGCGCGTCTTCGCGGCTGAACAGCTGCGCGGTCGGGTCGGTCTGGAACAGTTCGAGGCCGTTGGCGGTGACGTACAGCGGCGTGTCGAGGGTGGTGTCTTCGCGCTTCTTGCCGCGCTTGGTGGGCTGCACGTAGTCAAGCGTGTGCGACACGGCCACCTGGTTGCTCTGGCCGATCTGCTTGAGCTTGAAGGTCAGGGTGATCTGGCCCTGCTTGCTGTGCTCGATGACGCCCGCGGCGACGTCGGACAGCGCGCGGCCTACCTGGTCGGCGAACACGCCGGCGTTGAGGCTGTTGATGAACTCGCTGGTGTCGGTTGCTTTCATTTGCTGTGTCCTTGTTGCGGTTGGTTACGACGCCACGCGGTCAGTGGCGGGTTGGGTGTTGCTCGGGTCGTGGGCGTCCAGCCAGGCGGCCAGATCGCGTAGGTAAACAACGGGTGGCGCCTTGCGGGTGACGTCCGTGCGGGTGTAGCGCAGGCGGACGCGGCCCTGGTGGATCAGCTTGATCAGCGACTCGACGTCGCCGATGTGCGGCAGGTACTCGGCGCGCACTTCGTCCAGCGGCAGGCAGGGCCGGTCGTAGCGGCGCAGCAATTGCTGGTAGGTGCTGCTCACGGCGCGGTCCCTCCGATCTCCCCGCGCCCCTCTGAGGTGCGTGCCGGGCTGGGCGCGATGTGGCGCAGGCGGATGAGTTCGGTGATGCCTTCGATGGTCTTGCCCAGCTGGCGGTCGACGATGTTGCCGGCGGCATCGGTGATGACGCAGGCGTAGGGCGTTGCCGGGTCGGTGGTCAGCGTGACGTAGGGCATGTACCCGCGCGGCGTGACGGCGAGCAGGCTGCAGAAGAAGCTGCCCAGGTCTGCAGCGCACGGGTGGTTGAGCCGCAGCAGGGCGATGGCCTCGGCGCAGGCGTCGCGCACCACGGTGGCGGGTACCACGGTCGGGTGGTCCAGATGAAGGCTGGTGAGCTTGAGCGCGCCGATTGCGTGTTGGTTGGCAGAGATAGTCATGCGGCGGCGTCCTTCTTGGTGACGGTGATCTCCAGCTGATCGGCCAGCCAGGCGACACCCGCTTCGGTGGCCATGACCACGCCGTAGTGGGTGTAGCTTTTGATGGCCGGGTTCCAGCGGCTGCGGGTGTCGACGAACAGCCGGCCCTGGCCGCGCTCGCTGCTGATGAGCTCGCCGGCGTGGTTGAGCAGGCCCAGCTCGCGCATACGGGCGCGGAGCTTGCGCGGGCCAATACCGAGCACGGCGGCTGCCTGGTCGAGGGTGCGGTTCATGGTGGCGGGCCTCAGGCTGTGGGGCTGGGGGCCGGGGCGGCGCGGAGCATGGCGTGCCACTGGCTATCCGGGCTCTCGCCATAGCCATCTTCGTAGCGCTCGGTCGCCGCGTGAAACGCCTCGCGCATTGCCTGCGTCGGCTCCATCGGCACGAGCTGCCATCCATCTGGAGCCTGGGCTGGCTTTGCCGTCGCGTTCAGTTCAACTGCGGCAGCATTGAATGCCGCAGTGGCCGCGGCCAGATCACTTGGGTCAGCTCGCTGCGGAATGGCTTCTGCCGTATCCACCGTGCCGTTGGCCACGGCTTCGATCCAATCGGCCAGGTGCTGGGCGTTGGCGCCGTCGTTGCGCTGGAGGGTCATGCTGTGGCGCTGTTCGCGCATGTACAACTCTGCCATCAGCATGCCGCCGCCAAGGCTGGTGAACGGCTCGATGGTGAGCGATGCGCGGAGCTCGCGGGCTGGCTGGGTGAGCAGCAGGGTTTCGGTGCCTGCCTGGCGTGCGAGCATGCTGAGGGCGGCTTCGCTGCCTCTGGTAAGGGAGAAAGTGCTCATGCGGCGCCACCGAACGGGCCGAAGTCCTCGAAGGCGGGCAGGTTATGGCGCTTGAGTTGTGCAGCGCGCAGGGTGATGTGAGCGGTCAGGCCGGTTTCACGTTCGATGCGGCGTACGGTGAAGGGGTTGGTTGCCGCTGCCGGGTGCAGAAAGACCGGGCAGCGGGTGCTGCTGTGCTGTGCTGTGTCCATTGTCGCGATCCCGTGGTAAGTGGGTACGCGGCAATAATCCGTCAACGAATTTATCTAGTCAATACGTATAGGGATTAAAATACCAAAGCGGCTTTCCGCGATGAGGCGACGCCTATTAGTGGCTGTCTCGAAACTCTTGGGCGAGGCGTGCAAGGTAGCGCATCAAATCTCTCTGGCGGGCTTGACCATGAGCATCTGGCCATAGAAACGCTAACAGCTGGTAGCTCTCTTCTTCGAGCTCGCCCTGGACATACACCAGCGCGGCATCTTGCCCTGGTTTTCCAGGCTGGCAGACGCGGTAATACTGCGCGCGGTCCTGTGGAAAGCGGCCGGGGGGAAGCTTTATGTGGATGTGCATCAACGAGGATTTAAGCGCTTCGGGAGGCTGCGTGTAGCAGACGTCACGCCCAAAATAATGCGGCGGGTTGGTACGGTCGGATTCTACGTACCGCTGAAAGTCAGCCCTTAATTTCTCGGCAAGGCCGGGATAGCTGGCTTCTATCGGAGCGAACAGTTCGGAATATGTGGAGCTATTGAAGGTAACGATTACCGCCATTCGCTAGGCAATCTTCGCCAGATGCCTAGTGGAATGGTCTGCAAGCGCTTTCAGTCCTTCCATGTCGATGTCGCTCTCGAAGTAGTCCGGCGTTTCATGAGCTTGGAGTAGAAGATTCTCAAGCTGAACCAGTCGGCCTCTGACCTTCGCCACTGAGCGGCGCAAGCCCATGTGCGCCTCCTCAATATCAGGCTGAACGATGGTCCCACGCAGGGCCGCCTCTAGCGCTCTCGTCATGCTGATGTGGTGTGGAAGACGCTCAAACAGCTCTGCGTCGAAGCACCCGCGCTTAAGAGTGGCCTGAATTGCTTGCGCGTAGAGTCCGTCCAGTTCATTGAACTGGTCCCGGATCTCTTCGATTATGCGGCGCTGGTCCTGTCGGTTGACTGGCTTACTCGGGCGTTCCGCATGCGACGATGAAGAACGCAGATGCGAAGCCTGTGCAGCAACCGAATAATCTCCAACCATTGCCAGCGTGGCCATGATCAGCGATGAGGCAGCGAGATTGAGAGCCATATCTGCGTCTCTTTTGGGTGCAAGCATGTTTCAAGTGGCCGGCGAGTATACGGATATAAAGACCGCGTTGCCACTCGCCAGTTCTGTATCTTTACACCTTTGGTTCGGATTCTGTCCAGTCTCTGCCCGCGGTCTACCGTCGTTTCCGCTTGATCCATGAACCAGTCACTACACCGCAGAAGCTCGTTTGTTCTGGCATATGCAGGATTCGATTCGGAAATTCCGGGTTCAATGCCAGAAGGTATGTGCCGTCCTCGGTTATCTGCAAGCGCTTGAACGTTACCTGGCCATCCGGAGTGCGTACGACAACGTCATCGTTGTGCATGGGGACCAGCTCGGGCTCCACGAGAAGAATCTCCCCGGTTCTGTACTCTGGGGACATGCTCAGCCCTCGGACCTCTAGGCAGTAGGCGGAGGGGCTATGGGGGAAAGGGCAGTCTAGCCAGTCATCGGCAAAGCCAGGTTCAAACAAATCTATCGCCTCGCATAAATCTCCGGCGCGCACCCATGAAATCAGAGGTACGCGTTGATGCAAGGCGGGCCCAGGTCCCAAGGTCGAGTCTAGGGTTTGCGGATCGGGCTGGCGGAGGCCGAGTACTTCAGCCATGTCCAACCCAAGGGCGCGAGTGAGGCGCTCGATGTAATTGATCTGCGGGTTCTGGAACTCACCCTTGAGGATGCGGTGCACGGTGGATTGGTTAAGGCCGGCTCTCTTGGCCAGCTCTGTCTCGCTCCAGCCCAGCTTTTCGCGCCTTGCCGCCAGCGTGGCGGCGATGTGACCGATCGAAATAGCCATGCCGAGATTATTCCTTTGCGAATTATGCAAAGCGTATTGCGGCTGACAATTCCGATGCGTATTATCTTGCTCAATGCGTAGCCGGATACATTCCTTTGTCATGACTACTCCCTCGATCACTGAAATGCTGAAAGCGCTTATCGAAGCTGGGATGACCCAGCAAGGCATCGCTGATGCTATTGGCGTTACTCAGCCGACCGTTTTCCGGGCGCTGAATGGCGCTGAGCTCCGTTACTGCATCGGTAAGGAGCTGGAAAAGCTCTATGCCGAGAAGAGCGGCGGCGCCGGCTTCGAAGCTGACCGCCGCCAGGCGGAGCGTAGGCGCGGAGAGCGGCGCCAAGGCGAACGCCGCGCCTAACCAGAATCACAGCCCGCCTTCAGGACACAGCACAGCAGCACACGTATCAGGCGGGAGCCGGCCCGAGAGTCTTACCAACGCCATCGGGCCGGCGCC